GATCCGCGGCGACCATCGCCGTTGGGACCGTTTCGACCGGAGCCGCCGGGAGTAGTGCGACGGTTACCAATGCCGGTACATCGTCCGCCGCCGTATTCAATTTCTCGATCCCGCGAGGGGATACCGGGGCGACGGGTGCCACGGGTGCAACTGGCCCTCAGGGGCCGACAGGTGCCACGGGTGCCGCCGGATCCGCGGCGACCATCGCCGTTGGGACCGTTTCGACCGGAGCCGCCGGGAGTAGTGCGACGGTTACCAATGCCGGTACATCGTCCGCCGCCGTATTCAATTTCTCGATCCCGCGAGGGGATACCGGAGCCACCGGAGCCACCGGGGCGACAGGTGCCACGGGTGCCACCGGTCCGGCCGGTCCCAATTCCGTTAGCACAGCGACCACCACCACGTTAACCGGACTAATAACCGGGAACGGAACAACGATTTCTACGGCGAGTTTGGGGAGCGGTTTAGCGTTTGCTGCCAACACGTTGAGTTTATCCGGCGTGGTGTTGACCACCACCGCCCAGGCCATCGACGGCGTTAAAACTTTTAACGACACGTTGGATTTGAAGGTGGAAACGTTGACCGATGCCGCCACCATCAACGTAGACGCCGCCACCGGTAATAAATTCCATGTTGTATTGGGTGGCAACCGAACCATCGCCAACCCAACCAACGCCATCGATGGCCGCGTGGTAATTTTCCGACTCCAACAGGATAGCAGCGGCAGCCGTACCGTCACATGGGATACCAAATATCGGTTCCGCGGCGATTTAGCCACCGTGACGATTAGCACGGCGGCGAACGTTATCGACCGCGTGGCGTTCGAGTATGTTTCCGGGGACGACCGGTGGGATTGTATTTCGTTCATCAAGGGTTCATAGCATGACACCGCAAGAGCTAAAAACGTTGATTCAATCCGACACGGTGGCCATGCAATTGTTGAACGCCCGCGAGGATCAACTATGCGCCGAGCGTGTCAATGCGATTGCCCCACCGCGTCGCGAATTGGTACCGGCGGCCGATTTGCAATACTATTCGGCGGTGAATGGGATTTGGGCACGGTTGCGTTTGGCGATCGTTTCCGAGGCAACGCCGGATTTAATCAAGGGCGTTTGTATTACGTTCGTCGATTGGGTTGAGGCGGGCCGACCGATTGATTTAGACCATCTCCAGGTTGCCCAAATGTTAGGCGCGTTGGTGGGTGCCGGATTGGTGACGACCGAACAGCAAACGGCAATTATGGCGTTGGCCAACCGTCCCCAAACCGTTTCCGCTATTGAAATCGAATTTGTAAGGACGCGCACCTAATGGGAACGATCACCAAAACCACCCCAACCTATTCGCAAATTGAGGCCCCCGTCGTTATTGCCTCGGGATCACTCGGCACATTGCGAACGTTGAATTTGCGAACGAAATTTGGGGCATGGTTATACGTTCGCATGGGCCGCCGCGGCGCAACATCATTGACACGTGCGGCCTATGTCGCCATCCGTCGAACCGACAACGAAACGTTGGTATTGCCCGTTCAAATTTACGACGCCATCAGCCAAACGGCGACCGCCCAATCGAACACATTGAGCGCGGCGGCATCGATCGGGGATGGAACGATTACATTGACCAGCGCAACGGGTTTTGCGGTGGGCGACACCCTTTGTTTGCACAGCGACGATACCAACGCCAACCGGGTGGAGTTTGCCCGCATCGTTTCCATATCGTCCAACACGTTGACGTTGGAACGGAACCTATTGGCGGCCCACAATTCCGGGGACCGCGTTACCAGTTTGGCCGACGTGCAACAAATATGGTTGCCGGGAAATGAGCATTACGAAATTCGTTGTATTAACAACAGCGGACAATCCATGGTATTCGCAATCGACGCGGCCATCGACGAAGGGGAAACGTACTAAGTGAGCCGGTTTACCCGTTCGGAATACAACAGCTACGACAGCTTGCGGCGTGGATTGGTGGGCGCGTGGTGCCCGAGCGTTAGCGGCGCAAACGGCGTTAGACTCAACGATTTGAGCGGACAGCAAAACCACGGCGTTCTCATCGGCATGGACCCAGGCACGGATTGGGTTGCGAGCGGAAGCGGTTTGGCTCTCGATTTCGACGGGGTGAATGATTATATGAATGTTCCAATTCAATTTAGTGGCGATAAAGCAACTTTTAGTTGCTGGATTAATATGCGTTCGTATGCTACTTATAGACCGCTTGGATTGTTTGGTAGGACGCCGGTGACGTTCAGCCCGTCTATTGGCATGCAATCAGGGATAGATGGAAATAGAGTTGGCTACGTTTGGAACAACAACGATATAAATACTTATAATTGGAATCAAGGGCCGATTATCCCATTAAATGAATGGGTATTGATTGCATTGACAGTTTCTCCCGATAAGGCGACTGTATACCTTGGAAGCCAGTCAAGGCGTCTTACGCAAGTAACTAATGCAATGTCGCATTTATTGCAGACGGTAAGTTCTGGATTTCGTATTTCAGGGGATACCTATCTTGACCGTTCTTGTGATTGCCAGTTAGACGATGTACGAATATACAACCGTGCCCTATCACCATCCGAAATCCAACTTCTCTACACCGGCGGGCGTGGCGTTGGATTACGCGAAAAACTCGGCATGAATCGCCGCCGATACGCACCATCCGCGACGGCCCCGAATCGCCGCCCGAGTAGCCGCTATTTGTGTTTCCCAGGATAGCCACCGATGGAAATCCGATCGATCAAAATCGCCGACCGTTCGTTTATCGCCGCCGGGGGCATGGGCCGAGCCGTCGCACAAATCCACCGCGAGGCGGCTAAGGGTGCCTACGCGGCAGCCGGCGAGGATTACCACCGCGAGCTACGGCCGAAACGGTTCACGAAGGAACACGCTAAAGAGGCGGGATACAAACCGCGCGCCGGCGAGAATCTCGTTTGGGGATCGAAGGATTTTTGGAAATCGTACACCGGGCGAAAACTCAAAAAATACGGCCACACGTTGCCGTTGGTATTCTCGGGACGAACCCGCGACCGTGCCCAAATGGCCACGATCACTAGCACATCAAACCGCGGCCAAATCAAGTACGCCGTAAACGCCCTCAATTACGTTCCATGGGCCCGCGAGGAATTTACCAACCTACTCCCACGCGAAATGGAGTATTTGGGACAACGGTTTGATTTCCATTACGATCGAATTTTTAACCGGCCACCACCGACCAAAACCAAGACGATTTAGGGTTTCACCATGCCAGCATTCAAGGCCCACGCGTTAAAACTCGGCAACAATTGGATTGGGGGAATCCTTCAATCGCAGTTCACGAACGCGCCGGCGATGATGACCGACCCCACCGCCGGTTCCCCCTATCCGCAAATCACCACGATTTCCGAAATCAAAACTGGGTTTCGGTTCACGTCGTACAACGTCGCCGCGGCATTGTCGGCGTTGGGTTTTTTAGGGTTGCCCCTAGCCGTTGGAACCACGGCAGAGTTGTACGAGATCCAATACGGCGACGACGGGTTTATCGTTTCCGGTGCAAACCATCGCAAGGTTTCATTCTCCTCGGGCCGTGCGTTTTGGCGTTCCATCAGTTGCCAAAACCGCCAGGATGCACAAATCGAAATCGAGGTGATGGCCCTATCGAGCGACGGAACCACAAACCCCGCCACGTTCACCGAATCGGTGGCCGCACCTACGGCCGTGGACACCGCACGCCACACGATTGCGTCGGTGAGCCTCGGCGGGATTTCCATGGGATGCGTCACTGATTTACGGATTGAATCGGGGATGCAAATCACGTCGGAAACATGCAACAGCAACGTTTTTGATACGCGGATGGCATTGGCGTCGATTGTCCCAAAAATCACCGTTACTACCCTCAATTCGTCGTTGGTTGGATCCGCGGCGGGGAAAATCAACATTACCGGCGTCGCAGCGACCCACGCGAACACATCCATTAAGCTACGCAAACGAGTTGCGAAAACCGGAACGTTCGTTGCCGATGCAACCGCCGAGCATATTGCAATCACCGCCGATGGAATGGTGGTTCCAACCCAGCCGTTCAGCGCATCGAACAACCAAGACGGTTCGACCGTGTTCGAGTTGACCGCGACGTTTGACGGAACGAACACCCCCTACGTTATCAACGCGGCGTCAGCGCTCTAGTGGAAACCACCATGGCAAAAAACCCACCGACCACCACCGACAAACCGGCGACCGCGCCATCGATCACCAACCCCGAGTTGGCCCAACAAATCGCCAACGTGACCGGGTTGGGCGCAGGATGGATTTTCGAGCGGTTGAACGACGCCGACGCGTGGGACGTGGCGGCCGAGTTGTTGGCCATGGGTGCGGTGGACGAAATCGCCGCGTTGATTAACCCATCGAATAAAGCGATTTGAAACGGTACGGCGCGAGCCGTGCGGTAATTACAACGGACAAACGACAACGGACCCGAATTTATGTTTTTCTATTACGTGCCGCGCGGTGACGCCGGCGCAGCGTTCCGCGTTCCACCCCATTTGGCGTACACCATCGACCGCGGGGCCACAGTAACCCGCCGCGAGGTTTTAGCCGGTCCCAATGGATCCGGCCCCGGTTGGTTGTTCATGTTGGGGACCGATCCCACGCGGGATTTGAAATGGGATACGCAAACCCAAACGTGGGCCCCCATATTCCACGCCGTCGATGGCGTTCCGGTAAACCCTCAATGCTACGTGGGCCGGTGGAACGATGCGACCTTGGAACCGGCGAAACTCCAACGGCCTACGTTGCTTGATGGCCACAACGTGGCGTTGGGGGACGGTTCGGTTTGGGTTGCAGCCGTCGCCCGTGGTTTCGACGTTGAAAGCGCGGGCTACTATACGCCATTGCCGAAAACGTTGGCCTACGATTCATCGACCGGAAAATGGCGAGCGGTTCGCGTGGCAAAGGAATACCGACAATTTCTCGACCTTGCGTTGGCCTACGCCGACGCGCACGACCAGGCGGTGGGGGATGACGTCGCCACGTTCAGTTTTGAACGCATCGACGATTTGGCGATCGCCGCATTGGCCGCCAACTATCGGATCGGTGCGGCCGAGTTGTCGTTGTTCGAGGACGTGTACAACGTGACCGTGCGGGATGCGTTGGTACATTGTGCCCTCGATTTCCCAACGATACGGGCATGGGTGGCAAAAAAAAACGTTGGGGCCGACGTTGGGGCCGTTACCTAATTTGGCGGGCGGCGATGGCCGCCGGCCGGGTTCCACGGTTGGCAGGTAGTTACGCCGATTTTTACGCGTGGCAATGCGGTTGGTGAAAGTTTTAGGACAGTTGTAGAACCCCGCCTAGATTTTCTAGGCATGGACACCAACGGAAACACAACGCACACGGTAACTATTTCCGAGCCACCTAGCCGCGGACTACGTTTCGCCATCGGGTGCGCAATTCTCTACGCAGTTTGGGCCAATCGCCGTTTGATCGCGGGTTGGTTGTTTTCGACCGTGGCACCCAACGCCCCAGCCCCCGACGGTTACGGTTCCGTGGTTGGCGTCACTGGGTTGTTGTTGCCGTTGGCAATCGATTTCGTAGTGGCCCTCGGCGGTTTCGGAATTTTCGCCGCAACGTTCGGTTGGCGAATCATTGCCGACGTGGTGACCGGCATCTATTCGACCGTTTCCAATTGGCGCATTGCACAACAAACGAAGGCCGCGACGATCGAACGCATCAACCAGGTTTATAAGCAATCGCAGCGAGCCGCCACGCGAGACGCCGCCGACGCGGCCAGGCAAGCAGGCCAGGCCGCCGGCGCGGCAATCACCGATCCGCAATTGGCCGCGTTCGCCGAACAGGTGCGAACCACGTTTTTGACCGTGTTTGAATCACAGCGTGCGACCCAATCCAAATTGGATCAACTATTGGAAAAAACGTCGGATCGGGCGGCGGGGGAACGTGTCCCCCATGAACCCCCGCCCCCGGTCCCGAACGGCAACGAATCGAACGGGGGCCAACCGTGAACGACGATTGGTTGAACGTGCCCATTGTGGCACCAACGAGCCCATCACCGCCACCGCCCCAACCGGCGTTCTCATGGGTGCAACTCGAACGTTGGGCACCGTGGGCCGTGGCGTTGGTGATTGCCGCGGCGTGGTTTATCAGTTCCCGCCGCCCCAATGACGATGGCGAGCCAATCGCGGTGGACGGTTTACGCGTGTTGATTGTCGAGGAATCGGCGAACCGGCAAACGTTGCCCGCCGACCAATCGCAAATTCTAACGAGCGTGCCCGTTCGCGAATTGGTGGCCAAACTCGGCGGAGAAATCCGCATCGTGGACGTGGACGACGCAACCGACGCGATGGCGACCGAGTGGCGAGCATTGAGAAAACGGATCACCACCACACCGCCGGCGGTTGTGTTTGCAAAACCACGGCGTGCGATGGAAATGGCGTTGCCCGCAAACGTGGACCAATTCCAAACCAAATTGGAGGCGTTCGCACGGTGAGCAATTTTAAAACCAACATTCACCGGTACACCGTCTACGACGACAAGCGGGCCAATGAGTTGCTAACGCAATTGCGCACCGTGGACGCATTTTCCGGGGGATACATTCCGCGGGATTTTGACCGCGAGCCGTTCGGGGCCTATGCCGCCCCCTATGGCGAACCATTGATTGATCGGAGCGAGTGGGCGGAGCGGGCCGAGGTTGCAGAGGTGGGACGGGCGACCCCCGAGCATTTGGCCAGCTACGCCCACGTTCCGATTTTGAACCAAGGCCAACGGCCCTATTGTTGGTGCTACGGCACCGTGGGCGCAATGATGACCGCTTACGCCGTTGCCGGTTTGCCGGTCCCGCATTTATCGGCGACCTCGGCGGCGGCCAAAATCAAGGGCTACCGCGACGTGGGCGGGTGGGCCGGCGAAGCCATCGAGGGAATCGCCAAATACGGCGTTTCGACCCTCGACTACTGGCCCGAGGCCGCATTGGATCGCCGGTACGACACCCCGGAACAACGAGCCAATGCCAAATTGCACGCGGCGGCGGAATACAGCGAATTACCTAGCCTTAATTTCGATGCGGTGGCGTCGGCGTTGTTGCATGGTTTCCCGGTAACCCTCGGGTTGGCATGGTGGGGCCATCTAGTGTACGCCACGAAATTGGTGGTTTTGGGCCGTGGTTCGTTTGGCGTTTTGATTCGGAACAGTTGGGGGGACAAATGGGAAACCAACGGAACGGCGGTTTTGACCGAATCACGCGCCACACCGCACGAAGCTTTCGCAATCCGAAGCGTTTCAAAATACGACGACACGCAATCCTAATTGGCGTAGCTTGGTTGGCAGCGGCGGCAATCGTTGGCGCGGTGGCAAGTTTTACTATGGAAATCAAAACGATGGACGCAGCAAAACCGGAACCGATCCCGCAACTACTCGGGAACCTATCAGGCAACGATTTGTTTTTCCGCGATGCGGCGAGCGGTGCGGACCTTGGCGGGCGTTCGATCGTTTCGCCAAACTCAACAATCCATTGGCGATCCGCCGGCGCGGTGGATTCCGAAGGGGCCACGGTGGTTGGCGTGTTGAACGCAACCGCCGCCAGGCTATCCCATTTGCAGCAAACACCCGCGGCAAACGACAAGTACGCCCGCGCGTTATTTGACATTGTGAAGGCACTAGACACGTTGGAGGGAAAATAGAATGCGAAATTGGAACGGATTCATCGGGTTTATGGTGGCGGCCGCATTGGTGGCATTGGTGGGCGCATCGATTAGCCGGCCGATCCACGCCAATGGCAGTTGGTATACGGTGGCGAGCGAGCCCGAGGCGGTGGCCGCGTATCGCCAGGCAACGCTCGAAAACCAAATGGCCGATCGGATCACCGCATTGGAACGGCGGGTGGGTGAGTTGGAATTGCAGTTGGCGAAATTGCAACCGGTGGCCGAGTCCAAACCGGCACCGCAACCGGTTGTTGTGGATTCATGGCAAACGCCAACCGTCGTTGACGTGTCCCCAGCCGTTTCGGGACAGATTTTCGAGTCCTCTACAATGACGACCTACACGCGCCAAACGTGCAGCGGTGGCCAATGCGGCGTCCGTTCGTCCGGTCCCATGCGGCGGTTGTTTGGCCGATAATTCATTCCCCGAAAACTCAACGCGTTGGAGCGCGACGCCATGTTTTTGATTGCACAACAAACAACGGAAATCGTGTATTGGTTCAATCAAGGTTTTGCCGTGTTATTGGTAATAACCCTCGGGTGGGCGATTTATCGTTGGTTGTGTTGGGCCGGGGTAAACCTATTGGTTCCGGCCAAAGATGCGGCCGTGGAGCATTTGAAGGAAACCACCGCCACCATGCGGCAAGTCAAGGACACGCTTGCCGACCAACACGGGGCAATCCTAGAAATCAAAAGCCACGTTGCCGAATTGGACACCAAAACGAACCGCGTGGTTGAAGCGGTTTCACGTTGCAAAACGGGGTAATGCGTGGATCCGAAAACCGAGGGGGACGGGTTGCGGGCTAGGCTAAAACAACTCGACGGTGGAAAACTAACGACACGCGAGGCCAAGGCGATCGACCGTTGGCAACGCGAATCGAACGCCGCGAGCCGCGACGCATTGTTGCGAGCGATTCCAAAAACTCTTTATTGCGAATTGGCGGGCCGCCAACAGAAAGTGGTTGACGAGTTTGGGCAACGGTACGACGTGCCCGTGGACGGTCCCACCGTCAATTTGTTCGCCGTGGTCAAGGAATTACATACCCGCATTTCGGAATTGGCCGCCGCCGCCCGTCCGAATCTCGACGCGGACGAATCGGAATTGGTCCGCGAAAAGCTACGCCAGGAAATCGGCAAACTCCAACGCCAATCGGCGGGGTTGCAAATCGAACTAGATAGGCACATGGACAAATTGTTGGCCAAATCGGACGTGCAAACCGGACTAGATTGGCTATCGTCCCGTTTGCGAGCCCTTGGAACACAGTTGCACCGCGTGGTTGGCCAACAGGGAATCGACGTTGTAAACGAATTTTTGGACGCATTGGCGACGGAAATCGACGGGGGCGCGTTGCGTTTCTAAACCGGTTTGGAGGGGGAACAAACCATGGCCACCGAGTTGCATTCGGACGACGGATTGGTTTTGCTACGGCCGGCTGATTTCGGGCCGATGATTTCCGCCGCGTTGCGTGCGGGCATGGGGGAACCACCGCGCACGTTCGCCGATTGGTTGGCGGCCGAAGTCTATCTACCCAACGACGGTGGCCCCTATTCCGGCCGCCGGTTTCGTTTTGAGTACCAGCCGATTGCAAAACTATGGGCGGACGAAATCGATTCCGGCCGATGGAATGAGTTCGTTTACACCGGCCCCAGCCAATCCGGCAAATCGTTTATCGGTTACGTTTGCCCGTTCCTATGGCACATCACCGAGCTAAACGAATCGATCGGTTTTGGCGTCCCCATGGAAGAAATGGCCGGCGACAAATGGACCGCGGACATTAAACCGGTGATGGAAGCAAGCCACCGCCTAAAGCGTTTTTTACCACGCAGCGGTCCGGGATCCGCCGGGGGAACCATCCGCGATCGCGTCGTTTTCTCCAACGCCGCCGTGGCCAAAATTCTAACCGCCGGGGGACGTGACGCGGCCAAGGCCGGTTACACACTCCGAACCATTTTGGTGACCGAGGCGGCCGCGTTCAGCCGCGGCGCGTCGAACAGTCCCGAGGCCGATCCCCTCGAACAATTGCGAGCCCGGCAACGCTCGATCCAGTGGGCCGACCGTGCGACGTACATCGAGGGCACCAACACCACGCTTAACGAGTTGCCGGCGACGTTGCGGCCGGTTTCCACCGATTCCCGCATCGTGAGCCCATGCCCCCATTGCGGCAGCTTTGTGGAACCAGGCCGGGACAACCTATTGGGTTGGGAATCGGCCCGCACCGAGGTGGAGGCGGCCGAATTGGCAACGTGGGTTTGCCCCAAATGCGGCGAGGCGATCACCGCCGAGGAACGCCGCACGGCGGTTGCCGATTCCGTGTTGGTTCACGCGGGCCAGGAAATCGACAAGCGGGGCCGCATCACCGGCGAGCCACCAAAAACGCGGCGGTTGTATTTTCGCTATGGCGCGTGGCACAATCTATTTTTGAACGCGGCCGACGTGGCGGTGGATTTGTGGGCCGCCGCCCAACTCGAACCCGACAGCCGCCCCCGCGAGTTGGCCGAGCGGAAACTATCGCAATTCGTGTTTGGCGTGCCCTACGTGGCACCAATCACCGAGGCCGGGGACGTGTTGGAGGAAAGCGACATCGACACCCGCCGCGATGCGTTGCCCCGTGGCGTGGCCCATGGCGATACATTGCACGTTGTCGCGGGGGTGGACGTCGGCGAACGGTTTTGCCATTGGGTAATTTTAGCAGTCCGCCCCAACGCCCAATTGCACGTTTGCGACTACGGCACGGCCGAGGTAGACCGCGACGCCGGCGTAAAAACCGGGTTGTTGCGGACGTTGTTGGATTTGTTCGGCCATTTGGAATTGGGCGTGGTGCGCGACGGTACCGCCCCGCCAGGCGTGGCCGTGGCCGGTGGCCGTTTGCCATGCCGTTCGGTTTACGTCGATTCGGGGCACATGCCCGAGGTTGTTTTTGAGGCGTCCAAGCAATTCAATGTCACCCGCAAAGATTTTGCGTTACCCGTGTTGGGCCGGGGCGAAACCCAAATGGCCAAACGCCGCTATTCCGCCCCCACCAAAACCGGCAACCAGGTTCGTAAAATCGATCCCGATGGCCGTTGGCATTTGTCCCGCGTTCGCCGCGTTCGCATCGACCAATTGACACTCGACGCCGACGGCTACAAACGGTTGGCCGATGGCGGTTTTCGCGTGGGGGCGGGAAATCCGGGAGCCATCACGTTGTTTTCGGGGCCGGGAACCGTCCACCGCACGTTTATACGCCATTTAATCAACGAGCAGTTTGTAACCGAGGAATTGCCCGACCAACCGCCGAAATCGCGTTGGATTACCACCGGGGCGAACCACTACAAAGACGCGTTGGCCTACGCCATTTGCGCCGCCACGCGATTGGGTTGGGCCCCAACTGGCCCCGAGGATCCCAAGCCGAAACGAAAATGGGGGGACTAGCCGCTAGGAAATTGCCAATTTCTAGCACTATTGCAAAAACGTAAAATGAACCCAACAAAACGCGACAAATTGCGGAACGTTTTTGCATGGGGGCACGGATGGACCACACACCACGCCGAGGGCGACGGTTAACCCAACTCGAAATCGAGTTTATCCAACGTTGTGAGGGTTCGTTACGATCGGTGGCGAGAAAACTACGCGTCGGCAAATCGACCGTGGACTACCACCGCCAAAAAATCTACGACAGGTGGAGCGCGGAGGAATCGGACGCGGAGCCGGAAGCCGACACAATACCGTTTCAGCGCGTGGACACACCGCGGCGTTGTGAGGTACACGGCCGGGTTTGGTTTTGGCCGTGCGTTATTTGTTCGAGTTCTCAGCCGGCGCGGTACGACTAATGGCCAACACAATTGTTACCCTAAGCGGCGACGATGCGGAATTGTACAAAGCATTCCAACGCATCATTGACCAACAGAACAAAACCGACGCCGGTTATAAGAAAATCAAAGACGCGAGCAAGGAAGCCGCCGACGCCGCCAAACAAGCCGCCCGCGACCAAGAGAAGGAAGATAAACAACACCGCGACCGTCTCGACGGAATGATTATGGGCGTCGCAGGATTGGCGGCGTCCTATTTTTCGGTGCAAACGGCCATCGCCGCGGTGAGCAAAGCCAACGCCGAATTGGTGAGCAATCAGGACAAAGCGATCGCCAAGGCGCGAGAGCTAGCAGCCGCACAACAGGAAGCGGCGAAAAACATGGCGGGGCAAACCCCGCAAGAAATTAGCGACACGCTCCAACGAACCGTGCCGGAAATCGCACAGCAAACGCAATTTTCGGACCTTGCGAAATTGACAACCGCGTTGGGTTCCGCCGCGTCCATCGTCGGCGAGGATCAGGCCAAAGGCGTTGTGGCCGCATCCGCCCAGCTTACACGGTTTACGCCAGGTGAGTTGCAGACGACCGCGACCGCCACCGCCGACATTATGGCGGCGAGCGGTTTAAAGGACGCCAAAGAGGCGTTGGCGTTGTTGGCGTCCACGGGATCGGTGGCACGCCCCGAGCAACTATCGAAACTGGCCCAGGGGGCCGCCGTGGCCGTAAACGCATCGATCGCCCAAGCCCCCAAACAGGACAAAGTAGAAGCGGCCAAAGAGGGCGTGGCCCTCTACTCGAAATTGTCCAAGGTGGATCCAACGGGCCAGAGCGCAGCGACCGCCACGACCGATTTTATCAAACAGGTTTCCAACCTATTCGGTGACCCCAAAATGGTGCGTGAACGCACGCAACGCATTGAGGATTTGAAGCTAGCCAAAACCGATAACGCCCTCAACGTTGAGCAATCGCAATTGCGTTTGACCAAGGCCGAGGAAATGGCCAAGTTTTTCAAACCGGACGACCAAAGCCGCGAGGCGAGAACGGCTAGGCTAGAGGTTGATAAAGCAACGCAAGACGTTTCGCAGGCACAATTGAAGCAAAAGCGGGACGCCGAGGAATTGCAGAAACTTACAGTTATCCAACGGGTGACCGGCAACGAATCGGCGGCGGATCGAGCCGAGCGACGGGATGCCCGATTTGATGCAACCCTAAGGGTTGGGAACCTAGAAAACGCGATTTCAGCCACGCAGAAGGTTATTGATAAAATCGATGCAAAACCGATCAACGAGCGTACCGAATCGGATTTGAAGATCAAGCAACAATTTACGCAGGAAATCGACCAAAACAAAACTCGTTTATTGGTGATGCGGGATAAGGTTTCCCAATTTGACGCTATGGACAAACAGGCCGCAGCGGACCCCGGAACATTCAACAAGCGTTTGGAAATCATTCAACAAACCCCGGAGTTGAAAAACCAACTTGGCGAAACGTTGACCGGTGAAGCGAAGTTTTTGCCGTTGTTCAAGCAATTGCTCGATGGCCAATCGGCGTTCAATCAGGAATTGGCGACCGCCAACAAGACGATAACCACCGATACCAAAGCATTCGAGACGGTGGCAAAATCGACCGTCGAAACGCCCCAATCAAAAATTGTTCAAAGCGAAAACGCCACAAAAACGGCTATTGAAATTCAACAGGCCCGCAACGTCGAGGGACAGACCCGCGCAGCTATTTCGGGACAATTCACCGACGCCATGGCCGCCAGTTCCACCGGTATGTTGACCAGTCTTAGCAACGTTTTGTTGTATGCCGTGGAACCCGCATCAAGAACTATGGACCCCAGCGGATTAGCCGGCCGCCACCAACAATTGGAGTTGCAACGCCGTTTGTCCTTTCTACAGGAAACCGGCGCACCGATGGACCAACAACAGGTGGTTGCACAGGCCCTAACCGAAATCGCCAAATTGGCCGCGTTGCCCGAGCGACTAAAGGCCATGGAAAGCGACCAAGCGACGTTGCGACAATTCTTGAGTTCGCAAAACGAATTGACGGCGGAAACCAACCGGTTGTTGGCAAACATGCCGGGGGCAAAACCGGTTCCGCCGCCGACCCCGCCGGCGAATAACATCCGTTCCCAAATTCTCGATGCAAACACAGTCAAACAGTAACGGGGGATCCAATGAGCGTTTGGAGTTTGGGCGCGTTGGCGTTCGACGATTTGCAGGGGGATTTCGATTTGCCCCAAATGCGTCGCGAATCCGAGACGAAAACCGGCAACAGCGGCGTTTCCGTATTCAACACGGGCCGGCGCGGGCAAGTGTTTGAAATGCGTTCTCAGTTCGCGCACACAAGCTACGCAAACGCCCGCGCGTTGGAGGTGACCTACGCTAACACATTCACGGCGAGCCCGGTTTCCATGTTGGTTGGAAACGTCGGATTCACGGGAATCCAATTTGTTGTTTTGGAAGTGAAAACGTCGATTCAATCGGTCCCGTTTTATCATTGCCCGCGTGGCAACATTTCGCCGGCCTATGTCGTTCATGCAACTTGGAAATTGCAACCGGTGGAGGTTTAACCGATGCCCGCGTTCCCATACCCAAACCCACAACCGACCGGCAACGCGATTACATTTTCCGACGCGTTGGGAACCGACATTTCGGCGGACATTTACACGAAACAACGTTGGGCCGATTCATGGACCGCGGAAACGCAATTGGATTTGTTGGCCGTCAGTTGGAACGCCGCGCCAAACATCCCAACCGCGTCGTTGCGTTTTCGATATGGCCGCGTTCTCGAACGTACCGCAACGACCGAAACAACCCGCACCAAAAAAACATGGATTGGTTGGTACGTGAAAATTGTTGTCCATTGCGCCGACGGTGACCGAATTTGGCATGGTTTCATCGACGACGTTGCCGACGAACAACACGGCACGATTGCGAGAGTAGTGCCAGGTGCCCCAGGCGATCCGCCGACAACCGTTTACGAGGTAACCGGGATTCAAACCATTTCGTGCGTCGGCATGATTGCGGCCCTCGATCGCGCACCGATCCAACGCACCTATTTTGCTTGCACAACGGCGTTTTCTAACAACGGAACGGACAACTACCGGGTGGCATGGTCCGCCCCAATGTTTAACGTGTCGGACAACAATAAAGTCAAGCGCGACCAATTCGGCGCAACAAAACTACCGCCGAGCCGTTCGACCGGCACCTATTCCGCGCCAGGATTCGGTTTAACAGGCCAAACGCGATCAACATATATACATTCGTTCCCCGGTTTATATGGGTTTGTGGATACCAACACCGCCGACCGTTGGACCCTAAAAGACGCGTTGGAATATCTAGCCGCCTACAATGCGCCACGGGTTGGCAATCGGACGGATTCGGGGCCGTTCAATGACGGAAAATCGCAGTTTGTACCGGTTTGGATTTTTGACCATGCAAACCTAAATCCTCCATCGACAACGACGCAATACGCAGATTGGTTTGAATCGATTTTGGATTGCGACGGGTTGACTCTCAAAGGGGCGTTGGATCGGTTGCTATCGCCAAACGCCGGCCAGGGATATTTTTGTTTTGTCGATGAATCAGTGACCCCGAACCGGTTGTACGTCGAGCCGTTCACCACCGTAACCGCCGCGGTTTCAATGACCAACGAAGCCGGCGCAACCAAAACATTGCCGGCCAATTCCCGCGTTATTGCCGTTACGACATCGACCGATTCGGCTACCGCAATTTCGGTGCAATCGAGCGGGGCAACCAACTACACCACCGTTTTTGTGAAGGGTGCCCCGCGCGTTACCGTTTTTACGATAGACACCACCACGCAGTTAACCCCGGCGTGGTCCACGGCGTTGGAGGACGAATACAACGCCGAGATTGCAGGATTAAACCCGGCAATTATGCGGCAATTGCAAAGGATGCGGGATATTCGCGATTTGCCTAAGTACCGGCCAATCGGGCGCAACTACCGCATCAAGCATTTGTACAACTGGAAGGATGGCGGCGGACCGTCCGACGTTTTCCAAATTGGATCCACGAACGAACGGTATTTGCCGTTCGGGTTGCGGTTGCGTTTGTTATCCGGTTTACCGTTTCGCGAGGGAATCGATTATAGCCAAGCCGATACGACGGCGTTAAAAACCGCCCACCAATCGAGCAAGGCCCCGTACCGCAATTTAGAGATATACGCCAAGACGTTCGAGAGCGACGGCACACTAACTGGGAAATGGATTTGTTGGAGCAACAAGGCCCCGCGCGACGTTCTTTACGATCCGAACGACCCAAGTTACGGCGTGACAGGCCGCGAGTTAACCAACGAATTGGCCGTGGGGTTGGTGTTAGAGGTTTCGGGCGGCTACCAAGGGGCGTTGGCATCCGGCGGCGGCCGCGTGGCCCCCCACGTTCCTCGACTCGATCCAGCGGAATTGCAAATCACCGTGGCCGCGTTGTCGGATTTCAACGTTGGATCGGTGAAACGCAATCCCGCAACATTGGGCACAACGGCCAGCAACATCGACGCGGACCGAACCAAGGTTTTTGATTTGGGGGACAAACTCCAACAAATCGAAGTAATGGATGGAACGGTGGTTGGCGTCGATGACACCGGCACTAAAACCGTTCCCGCGCGTTTCAAAATCCGCGACGACCAAGTTTTAGCCGATCAAATCGCCGCGTTTCTTGCAACCTACTATTTCGTTCCGCGTTCAATTGTGCGGATTCAAAGCCGCCGAGCCTCGGCGACGCTATGGCCGGGCCAAATCATTGGAACACTCAATGCGGGAACCGGCCACACGGTTACATCCAACGCGATGATTTCCGAGGTTTCGATAACCATGGGAATTGGCGAGAACGGGGCATACGTCAAACCAACGTTCACGGTGCAAACATCATTTGGGGAATTGGACCCCCTCCAATTTTTCCCCCAATTGAATCAGGGGGAATAAATGCACGGTTTGCCGTTGGGTTGGGCTAGGTTCGAGCGTAGAAACGTGCCAACATTGGGTTGGCGTGTTGTTATCAGCGGGCAAAACGAGTTTGTGCGAGGAAGCTACGCCGAAAGCGGCGAAACCGGGCAAATCACGTTTGCCGAACCGGGTTGGTATTTGTTAGTGGTTCAAACCGAAACCGCCCGCAAAACAACCGAAATTGAGTTGATACAACCGACCGCCGAGGCCATCAACACGCTAGGCCGGTGGAATATGGCAACGTTTGTTCAACCAACCGTTGTAACCGCATCGGCCGCCGGTACCGCGGATCCAACCGTCGAGACGATTACACGCGAGTGGCAACCCTACGAGCGCGTGAATATGGCATGGATGATTCAAACGACGACGGCGAACCAGGCCGTAAAATGGCGGGCGTCGAGCGGCCAAACAGCCGGTAGCCAAACGTGGACCGCCGACGTTTGGCGATTCCACAACTACGCCGGTGGCGTTGATGGCCAAAAAATCCAAGACGCCAACAGGTTATTGGATGCCGTAGTTCAGGGGAGCAACACAAGTGGAAACGCCACCGTAACAGCGTTGGCGACATTGAAAAACGCGTGGTTGAATCCCGAGCCCGTTTGGCATCGTATCGCAGCGACCGCCGACAATGCTTCCAACCGCGTCACGTTTTACCCGCGCGATATGTTGGCAAACTATACGCACAGCGTGGTTTTCACGATTCACACCACGCCGGGCCAATCGGCAACCGGATCGCCAACGCTAACCGTTATCAATAACGCCGGTGCGACAATGGGAAGCGTTTCAATGCCGTACACATCGACCCCAGCCACCTACACCATCAACATCGCAGCCGGCGCAAACACGATCCAAGAAATTCGCATAACCAATTTTGGATTGGCCGACAAATTCGACGTTTGGGGGCGGTGCAATGTTACCAATTGAACACTACGGCGGCACCGGTTGGGCGTTGTTCGACTGGATTTACAGTGCGGACCGCCCGCAACTAACATTCGTCGCGGGCAATATGCACGCGTTGCGTTTGCAGTTTGACGCATACCGCCGCGTTCTACAAATGCCGTTTGCCTATGCACAAATTCAATTTTGGGTTTGGTCCCAAAACGATTATCGTTTGACAGTTTACAAGCCAGGACCAAACACCACCGAAACGTTGTACCCGTCAGCCTATCCCGACCAACAGGCCATGACGTCGGCAATAACGATTCGAGAATACAGAATACCAACCGGTGGGGCGTGGGGCGGCGGAACCTATCAAAACAATCGAACAACAACCAACAGCCAAACAACGATTGCGAACAGGTTTTTCGGCATTTACGAAATTGCAACGCCTAGCAATTTAGTTTCTGAGGTTGTGCGAATAACAGTAAGCCAACCAGGCACTAAATCGAAGGTGCGGTTATTAGCAATTGGGCACCATAACAACAATTTTGAGAACGGCGCATGATTGGGAACGCAAACATATTCAAACGTGTTAAGCAATCCGCGAGCCCGTCGGACCTTTACACCATCGACCTAAAACCCGATGGCGATTTGCCGGGCTACTATTGGGGGGCGGTTCGTTTTCTACTAAAAGCCGCGGACGATAACACCAAGCCGACCGCAACAGGTGGAGCAGCTACCGCCGTTTTAAACGTCGAGGTTGCCGGCGCGTCCGTGTTTCGCCATCGCCATATCCAACGCAGTTGGTTTGCACCAATTCAATACTACCAATTTGGGACGTGGAACGGGACCATTTGGACCAATTTTGTTTGGCGTGCGATCACCACGGCCTACAACGTCGCCGCGGCAACCGGAACGTTGATTGGCAATTGGGCGGGCGGGAGTACCGGCGCGCCGTTGCAATCGTACATGCACGCGTTTTTTGAACCAGCCACAACCGGACCATCGGCGGGAACGATGGCGTTTACAGCGGGAACAACTGGCAACAATCCAATCGATGGAATGCAAGCCAATTGCGAACCCGTGTTTTTTGTTTGTACGGTACAACCAGGCCAAACGATTCGGTTACGTTGCAGGCTATACCGCGAGGTTCCGACCTCCACGCAAACGCCAGCCGTGAACGACAACGCGCCCGCAAGTGGATCCGACGCGGAACCCGACGAGGTTTTACAAACCGGCCAGTTGTATTTTGAGGGTTGGCTGGTGCGTGTTGGTAGGCTTGCGGAGGAAATCCAAACAATCCAAAGCATTGGAACCGTCGGCGGGGAGGAATAACCCCCCTACCGGGGTTGTTTTAAGGTTCTCCCCCCAGGGGGGGGAGGCAAGCCCCCGCGAAGCGGCACATCGGACGATTTTTTTTCACGCACAATTCAAATTGACGACAGGTAAGTAAGCCGGGGCAGCGGCCCCCATGGCGGGGGGATCGCCGTAACGATAGTTTTTGCGTGCCGTGCGCGTGGCCGTGCGCCGTGTTGCAGCCTAACGTTTTTGTTGGTACGTTTGACCCCTTGCGGGGGCACTTCTCAACGAAACAAACCACGGTTAACGCCGTGGTTTTTTCGTTTTCATTGGGTTTTTCACCACGGTAAACCACTACAAAACCCCCTCGGTGCCGTGCGCCGGGCCGTGCGCCGGTGGTTGTGCCGTGCGCGGCATTGTTTCGCGAGCCGCCGCCCAATGGTCCGGGGTAACGCGTAAATAATGGTCCTTGGCTACGCGTGAGGAATGACCCAACCACGCATCGCAAACGTGCGTTGGAAATCGTTCCTCCAAATCGGTTCTGCAACTCGCTCTAAGGTTGTGCCAGGCGTGCGGCCATGGTTCTAGGTGAGCCGCCGCGATCGCGGCAAGCAACCATCGACGCCATTCGGTGGCCGCGGAATTTCTAGCACGATTGAAAACATAAATCGCGCCGGTTTTGGCCGCCGAATCCAACGCGTTTAGTTCATTGGCGACCTCGGGGAAAATGGGAACGATGCGACCGCCGGTTTTTGTGTCGGCCGGAATTTGCAACCGCATTTGTTCCCAATCGACGTTTCGCCACGTCAACGCCAATGGTTCATGGGGAACACGCAAACCACACCAGCGAGCCAATGCGAATAACGCGCGACCCTCCAACGTGGCGAATTTGTCCAACACGGCCAACGACGTTTCGGGCGTTACATACAATTTGCGCGTTGCGTCGATTTCGCGACTCGTTTTGATTCCCGCAAACGGATTTTCCGAAACGACGCGGCCATCGATCGCAGCCGCGTACACTTGCGAAACGCGACCAATGATTTTCGCGGCGTGTGTGGGGGCGACAACTTGCGAAAGATCGCGGGCCCATGTTTTCGCATCCAACGCCGTGATTTCGTCGAGGGTTTGCGTAGGGAACCTAGCCTCTACATGCAAACGCGCCGTTTTCCACCCCTTGATTGTCGAGGGTGCAAAATCCGTGCGGCCATCGACGTATTGCGTCCAAAAATCTAGCAACCTCGGGGCCGTCGCGGGTTTCGTCCACGTTCGTGTTAGACCGCACTCGGCGAGCCGTTCAACCATTGCGGGATCCAAAGCAATCAACCAGGCGGCCAGGTCCGGCGTTGGTTGTTCGCCGAGGCGAACCAGGTTTCCTAATTCGTCGATTCGACGGGCTAGGTTGTGCGCGTGTTTGGCCGTGATTTTGCCAAGGTAGATTTTCACGCGTCGTTGCGTTGGCAAAACGATTTGGAGATACCACCCGCCCCGTTTGTGTTGCCACACGCTAGCCATGGTTTAGCCACCGTTCCAATTCCCGAGCAGTAACGCATAGCGAACGGCCGATGCGTTTTGTTTTTAATGCCCCGATTTCGATTTGGCCCTCGACGACACGTTTAGACACGCCGCACATGGCGGCGATTTCGTCGAGAGTGTACGCAACACGCGGAAGCGTTACTGGTTGCACGCGGCGCAATTCATTCGCGAGCGTCGCGACCAATTCCGCAATGGTTGGGTTGTTCATAATGGCCCCGTAAACGAGGCCGCGTTGCAAGCGCGAGAACATCATAAGCCCCCGCGGTACGAAATCAAGTATTTCAAGGCCGCCAATCCACACACACCGGCGCACAACCCAATCCATGATTGCCAAGCGATCGCCGCGGCCGCGGGCGTTGTGTCGATAAAGTTCGCCACAACCCAACCCAGAACCAAAAGCACAACAAACAACAGCCAAAGCCAATCAACCGTTGGTTTTTGGTTTTCGACCATGTTTCACCCCCTTTGTTTTGTGCGCGGGTGAACGCGGTTTTAGTTGGCCAGGTTCGAGAGGCGTCCCCGATCGATGGAACCAAATAGCCTTTTGAATCGCCGAGCAACTTGAGTTGAGATTGGCCAACGCCCTATCGAGCGTTCGCCGGTTGTGGGCCGCAATGCTCTTTGTTTTTGTTGATTGCGCACAGGCTAGAAAATCGCCAAAAATCTCAGTTGCCAACGCCAATTGACGCAATACGGATTCGATTTCGAGCGTTGTAAATTCGTGCGCTCGATCAACTGGTTTTTCTTTCATAGTGTCCCCCCTATTTGGTTTCATTCTAACCGAGTTGCGGAATTTTGCAAATTATTTGCGTTGCGTAACGTTTTGGGCCATTTCGACTTAGTTGTTTGCTATCACTCTAGAACGGGAGAAAATGCTTGGCGATTTGTTGCGTTTTTGCGAAAACGCTTACAATAGCCGCGACAGGGGAGAGCATGACCAAGAAACGCAAGAAACAACCGACCATCCGCGGGCTAACCGTCGCCGAGTACCACCGTTTATTCCGCCGCATCCGCGCGGGGGAGTTTACATGGAACCAGGCCGAAACCCTTGGGTTGTGTTTGCCAGACGTGCGTGACGTCAAGAAGCCATTAGGCAGACCTAAGAAACCAACCGGCGGCCGTGTTGCAAGCGCGAAACCGCACACCGAGGTTTACCAATGAGCGTTCACAGCGTCGAAAACCGAAACGCGACGTTTCACGCGTTAGAGGAATTGCCAAAAGTCAAACGCCGCATTGTGGATTTGTTGCGAACCGAACCCAACGGTTTGACACGCCACGAAATCGGCGAGCGGCTGGGATTGCCATTGTCCACCGTTTGCGGCCGTGTTTCCGAACTAGAGAAAACCAACTGGGTTTTTTCCACCGACGACACGCGGGAAACACCCTACGGCAAACAGGCAACGGTAGTTCGGTTGCGATCCCACGAAAAACCCGTCCAACAACAGTTCCCATTTTGACACCGACAAACACCCCCACACGGAAACGGTTTTGGGGCGCACGTTGCAACCCATTGGGGTGTTTGTCGGATTTTAAGAAAAGGATTAGCGAATGGCGCGTATCAATCACATGGTGGACCAATTCCGAAGCCGCCTACAACCGGGCCAGCTTTACGGCCTATCATTCGGCGGCGGCACCGTGTCCCGCGTGTTTAGGTGTTTTGCCATACTTCGCAAGCCAAAACCGTTAGCGTGTTTCGTTGAAATCGACACGCGAACGCGTGGGCTAACCGGCCAGGAATTGACCCTTAGCAACGACGATTGCGCGTTGTATTTTTTTTCGCGTCTCGACGGCGATTTTCGCGAGATCCCGAACCCCACCATTGACGCCCGGGTGTCGGAGCTAAAGCGATTTTTACGCGAGCTAGAACGCGAGGCCACCAAGCTACGCAAACGCCAAACGCGATTGATGCAGGAGGCCATCGGAGCGTTAGAGGGTTGCGGCGACCCCGCCGAGATTGGCGACGCCGTGGCATCGTGGGTTCGCGACGATTCGAGCCACATTAGCACGCGGCAATTGGTGGAGTTGTTCCGCCAATCCGAGAAGCCGCAATACGACGCATGGGAAACACCATGAAGCGTAAACGCGTGGACACATCCACCCGTCGTTTGCTCGATGCCGCATTGGGCCGCCGGTCCAAGTTCGGAGCCAAGGCAACGATCGTTGACGGCAAGCGGTTCGCATCCCGCAAGGAGGCGCGCCGCTATCAAGAGTTGGTAGCGTTGGAGCGTGCGGGACGCATCGAGCAATTGAAAACCCAAGTTCGCTACCGGTTGGTTCAAACCGTCGTTTACGTCGCGGATTTCGTGTACGTCGAGAACGGCGAAACCGTGGTTGAGGACACCAAAGGATTCAAAACACCGACCTACAAGCAAAAACGGCGGCTAATGCTCGACCAACACGGCATCGAGATACGGGAAAGCTAGGCACCGACAACGGAAACCATGAAGGGGGACGCCATGGAGCAAATGCGTTTAGATTTTGGAGAGGGAGCCGAGGCCGAACGGGCCATGGAAACCGCCGCGCGGGCCAGCCGTGCCCGTGCGTTCGAGGCCGCCGCCGTTGCCCTCGGGATCCGCCCCGGCGAGGTGGCGTACAAGCTAGCCGGTACGTTGGCCATTTACGCCGATTCACCCAGCCAACGCGCCATGGGCCTAACTGGGTTGCGTTGGTGCGGCACGTGGGCCGAGTTGGCCGCCGATCCGCGGTTGAATTGTTCCGCCGATTCGATCGCCAAAGCGATGCGCCGATTCCGCGCCGCCGGGTTCATCACCACCACCAACCAAATTGACGATCGAGGGTTGGTGGTTGGCGTGGTTGTATCCCTTGAAATGCGAGCCATCAACGCCGCCGGTGGAAGTGAACCAATCGGCGTTGGAAGTCAAATTTCAACCCGTGGAAGTCAAATACAATCCGCCCCCGGAAGCGGCCCCGGAAGCGGCCCCGGAAGCGGCCCCGGATCCGGCCCAGGATCCGGCCCCGGAAACGGCCCAGGAAAATCGACGCCCTACTATATACCGGTTTTACCGAAACATCCGAACAATCCGCCACCACCGAGCGAACGGGCGGCGGCGGTTGTTTTGGAACACGATTGGAACGCGATACATCGAGCGTTGACCGATGCCGGCGTTGCACGCGTTGCGGCCATCGTACACCACGCCAAGCAATCCAGGTTGACCCCCGACGACGTGGCCGCCATCGTCGCCGAGTACACCAACAACCGGCATTTGTTCCGATCACCGGGGGCCATCGTGGACCGCATCCGTTCGGGTTCGTGGCCCGTGGACGTGCCCGATTCCGCCGCGATCGAACGCCGAGCCGCCGCACGTCGAACGGCATCGAGCCAACTTGAGTTTGAGCGGGCACGGTTCGCCATCATTCGAGCCGCTAGAGCCGCGGGCGTGGAGCTATCCGACGATGAAGCCGACCGCCGCGCGCATGCCTCCATCGATCGCCAGCGAGCCGCCGAGGTGACCCAATGACAGCCGCCGCAATCGTTTGTTGTTGTGTAGCCGCCTATGCGGCCGGAATTGCCACCATGGCATTATTTTTGGACGTTCCGTTGGATCCACATGACCATGAGTAAACCAACCATCGCCGCCGTTGTGGTTGCGGCAATAGCCATCGTTGTTTGGTGCGGGTTGCCAAAACGGATTCCACCCGAGCCGCCCGACCAAGTAAACGAAAGCGTTAACGCAGATTACGAGGGACGCGCGACGCAATGGCCCACCGTGCGAGCCAATCACGTCGCAAAATATCCGCGTTGCGCCGCGTGCGGATCCGGCGAGGCATTAAACGTTCATCATATTGAGCCGTTCCACGAACGCCCCGATTTGGAATTGGACCCCGCCAATTTAATCACGCTATGCCGCCGCCATCATTTCGAGATTGGGCACGATCCCGACGGACCATGGCGGCCACAACGCCCCGATTGGACCAAGAGCAATGCACGCGTTATTCGCGATGCGTCGGCCGTGTTGCGTGGAGAGGCGTACTAAATGGCACGTGGCAAACCCATAACGCCGAGTCCGCGGCATTTGCAACCCGACCAAGTGCGTTTCATTATCGAGAGCGAGTTAACCGAGGGCCAATTGTGCAAAATCATTGGTTGCAGCCGGCGAGCGATCGAGTACCACCGCCGCCGCGCCCGATTGGCGAAATCAAAACCGATTGGAAGCGTGGAAAAACCGGGGCGTTGTCCCGAATGCGGCTACTCGATCACCACCGCGGTTTGCGTCGCGTGTACCGCGAACCACTACCGCCGCGACCAGGAAAAACAATGGATCGAGCGAAAGGAGGTTGCAGCGAATGAACACAGCACAAATCCGAATTGCAGTTCAACGGATTGAGCAATTTAAAGAGTACCAACGGCTAGCGAAATACATTTGCGAAAACGAGGGCCCCGCGTTGATTGCAACCGCAACGCAATCAATTACGTTGCGAGAATTGGGCCGCCGCACCGGTTTAAGTTCAACCTACCTATCGCAGATTGCCACCCAGAAAATAACCATATCAACCGACGCGTTTTTAAAGATTGCACGGAGCATAACTATTGGATTCGCCGAGCGAAAAGAAAGCGATAAAACGCATGAACCAAACGAATAACGCCATTGAGAAACTCGTTGCCGTAACGCGAGGAATTGGAGGTTACACCCTACCAAACCGTGGAGCAACGGATTCGTGGATCACACCAAAAAACATAATCGACGCACTTGGGCCATTTGATTTGGACCCATGCCAATGCACTCCGCAACCGTGGGTATGCGCAGAAAACGCATTCGGAATCGATCAAAACGGACTTAAACGCGTTTGGTTTGCTAGGTTTTGTTTGAATCCGCCATACAGCGAAGTTTGGGCATGGGTTGAACGTCTTGCGGACCATAACCGAGGAACAGCCCTAATTTTTGCCAGAACGGAAACAGAAGGTTTCGTGAAACACGTATGGAACCGAGCAACGGCGATAATGTTTATTCATGGGCGTTTGTTTTTTTACAAACCGGACGGATCTAGGGCAAAGGGCAATAGCGGCGGCCCATCGTGTTTAGTTGCATACGGTAACGATGATGCACAGCGGTTAAAAACGTCGGGTTTAGCGGGTTCGATTGTTAGTTGGAATACTTCATTAAAATTTTAGTGGTTCTAAAAATCACCATATCAACAGACGCGTTTTTCAAGATTGCGAAAAGTATAACGCTCGGTTCACCGAGCCGAGAGGAAAACCAATGAGCGATATACGGCAATCAGCATACGATTCGGATATGGATGACTTCGATGATGACGACGGATGCGAACCAAGTTGCATGTCGTGTTGTGGAGAAGGAATTGTCGATTCCGTTTGCCAAGAATCAGGCAGATGGGATTGGGACGATGATGGACCTGGAACATGCCCAAACTGCAATGGCAGCGGTCTTCGGAAAGATCAGGCGTGGTTTTAACACGCATAACGCTCGGATAACCCGGTGCGAGGAGAAAAACATGGATTCAGAAAAACAGACTATCAAGCACTCGGGTTCATCCGATTGTTCGTCGTTCTCTTCTGAGTGTGAGCACGAATACGATGGAAGCTATTGGATCAGGTACGGTTTTGGGTGGTGTATTGAGCAGTGTTGCAGTAAGTGCGGACACCGCGAACACAGTGATTTCATTGGAGTATGGTGATGGTCAAGTTCAGACGGATTTCAGAATTGGAAGCGGCAGAGATTGCGAGGGGCTGCGAACAAGTTCGGATGCTGTTGATGGAGCGCGATTTTCTCCGCGACCTCGTTGCGGCTAAAGATGAATACATCGCGTGCTACAAGACAGGTAAGCGGCCAAGCGAAAAGCTGTTTGCAAAGCTGGAACGCCTCACCGCGTTGGTGATCGCGGATTAGGTACGCATAACGCTCGGTTCACCGAGCCGAAAGGAAAGAGGTAACGAGAATGAGCGAGACGAATGAGGCGTCGGTGCAATCCGTTGTTCGTCGTCCGCAATGCCGGTGTGATGGTTATGGATTCTTCTGGGGTTCAGAAATTCTAGGTTGGCGAGGCAATCCGCATGACAGGTTGATTTGCCGCGATTGTGGGCGGCCATTTTGGTTTGAGCGAATTTGGTATTGGTTCAAAGGGTACAAGAACAATGAGCAAGTTCAGACGGATTACGGAGTTGGAAGCAGCGGAGATTGCGAACGACAGCGAGCAAGGCCGAATGTTGGTGATGGAGCGTGATTTCCTCCGCGATCTTGTCGCGGCAAGGGACGAATACATTGCGTGTTACAAAACAGGTAAGCGGCCAAGCGAAAAGCTGTTTGCAAAGCTGGAACGCCTCACCGCGTTGGTGATCGCGGATTAGGTACGCATAACGCTCGGATCACCGAGCCGAAAGGAAAGACAATGAGCGATGACCAACCCACCAACGCCGACGTTGGCAAAATCATTTTGGTCCGGGATTATGAATGCGACCCATGGTTTCCGCGGCGATTGCGACGCATCGACCAAAGCAAATTCGGCCCGTTTTACGAATGCGATCGCGAGGACGGAAAAACAGGGCATTATTTATGGGCCTACGCAAAACGCCCACACAATCCCGAAACGCAATTTCCGGTTGTACAACCAAACCCAAAACCGCAATCGATTACGGCAAACCAGCCAATACAGCTAATGAACATTGACCCAAAAACGATGCGCGGGCGTTGTTACACGTGCCGGTTTTGGATCGACTCGACCAAATGCGAACAGGTGAAAGGGACGGAAAACGGATTCCATGTTTTCAATCAGGATTGCCGAGAGTGTTGGGCACGGCATCCCGTCGAAAGAAAATTGACCATGGCCCATGAGTTATGCGCCAAATGGAAACCAAAATCGGGTTTGGCCTATGAGCCCGCCGCGTTTGAGCCTAACGAGTAGGACACCGCCGCCCGCCGCCGCACAATTGGCGCATGGCCACACTAGCAGATTTACAAACAAAAACCGACGCCGCAATCGCCGCATTAGAAGCCGGGGCATGGGAAACCGCCGCCACCGCCGCTAATGCGGCACTTCTCATTATTGCAACGACCCCCGACACCCAGTTTGACGGCGGGGACCAAATTCGTTTCGACCGAGCCGGCGCAACCATGGCGTTGCAACAAATAATCAAGACGGCGAACGCACGCCGTTGGGCGAAATCCCCCAACGTTATCGAGCCGATTCAATACACCAGGGGGTAACCGATGACACAACAGCCACCATGGGGCGTTTGGGACGTATTGGCCGCCGACCTAACCAAAACCGCGCGGCATTGGGAATCCGCACAAACCGACAGGTTGAACGCCGCCCATTGGGAAAACGCGAGCGACAACCCATTGGGTGATTTGCGGACCGATTTGCCCGAGCTACAACGACGCGTACGCCACGAATCCATCAACAATCCGGTGCTTGACGCCGCGATCGAAACCCAGCAAACCAACGTTGTTTCTGCCCGCGGGCCAGCGTTGCAAGTGTTAACCGCCGACAACGCTTTTAACGACGAAGTGGAGGCCCTATTTGCACAGTGGGCCGCCGCGTGCGAATACCAAGACCGATTGGCACTCGTTGATTTGCTCGACGGTTGGGTGGCGCAATACATGGTTTACGGCGAAATGTTTGCCCGAGAAATCATTGGGGCCAGCGTTGCACAGTACCAAATCCTCGACATGGGCCCCGAGTCCATCGACACCACCCTATCGGCGGCCAACGTTCACAGCGGCATCGAAACCGACGAAAACGGGCGCGTTGTCGGTTACCGCATTTACGATCCCTCCAACCCGTCGGCCAAAGATCGATTGCCCGCCACGTTGTGTTTGCACTACTACCGCCGCCGTTTCGCCCACCAACGCCGCGGTTACCCCGAATTTGCAAGCGTCCTACAAACCGCCGCCGATTTGCGAGACTACGACGACAGCGTGCAGGATGCCGCCCGAGCCGCCGCCGACCACAGCGTGTTTTTCTATTCCGACCACCCCGACGCGGATTTCGTGGAGCCCGAACAAACGACATTGCCATGGCGTCGCCGCGTCCGCCAATACATTCGGCCAGGTTGGAAAATCGCCCAACTCGATTCCAGGCAACCGTCCGCAACCTACCGCGAATTTCGCAAGGAAAAACAAACCGACATTGGCAACGTGTTGCAAATGCCATGGATGATTTTGAGGAAAGACGCATCCAACCACAACATGAGTTCCGCACGGTTTGACGGTTCGCGATACGCCAAATCCGTCGAGCGCATTCAGGCCAAATTGGAACGCCGATTTTTAACCCCAATCGTTCGCCGATTGGTTCGGATTGCCCAGTACACCGGCGTGTTGGGACCGACCCCCAACCAAACGCGATTCGACCGGTTGGCGTTCGAGTTCCCCAATATCGTTTTGCCGATCGCGTGGACGTGGCCGAAACCCCCCGCCGTGGACAATCTCAAAGACGCCATGGCCGAACGGATCAAATTGGAAAACGGCACACTGGCACTATCCGAAGCGATCGCCGCCGACGGCCGCCGCCCCGAGGAAACGCTACGGATTCGGTCCCGCGACAATGCCGCGTTGGTCGATGCCGGTTTGCCGCCCGTACTCGGGGCCGTTCCGTCCACGATGACCGCCGAACAAATCGCCGCGTTGCAATCGATTTCCGAACCGATCGATACCACCCCCGACGTACCCAGCATCGACAACGAAACCGAGCTAGAGGAACCCTAACCATGGCCGTTATTCAAACCGTCCGCAATCCAAAAACGCGGCATCTACAACGGGCCGCCGCCGCCGCCACCGGACCTAAAACGCTCGACAATTCCGCCCGCACGGTTCGAGCCGTGATTGCGACCGATACCCCCGTTCGTATCCGCGATGACCTTGGAAACGGCACCTATGGCGAGGTGGACGAAGTGTTGATACCCACCGGCATGGTGGAGCCAACCAAAATGCGGTTGCGACTCGACCACAACGTTTACGCGAGCCGAGGCGTTATCGGTTCCGTTTACGATTTTGCCATTGGACCACGGACCATCGAGGCCACGCTACGTTTTTCGCGAGCCGCCGACGTCGAAGAAATTTTTACGCGCGTCGTTGAGGGCAACCTTGACTCCGTGAGCATTGGGGCCACGTATCGAATGCGCGACACCGTGACCCTACAGCCAGGCCAAAGCCAAAAAATCAACGGCATCACCTACGCGGCCAGCGACGTTCCAATGCGCATTGTTCAGCGTTGGACACCGGACGAAACAAGCGTCGTTGATACACCCGCCGACCCCCGCGCCGTCATTCGATCCAAGCAAATTAGGACAACGAACAAACGGCACCCACAATTGGACCAACGTTTACCCGATTCGGGGCCTATTACCACAGGTGAGAGCATGACAGTACGAAACAAGCGCGGCGAACGCCGCACGGCCGGCCCGAAAAACGAAGCGGGCAAACGAGCGCGCCGCAACGCGGTGGCCGAACCAACCACGATCGACGACACCGCGCCAAACGGATCGATCGACGACACCGCCGCGTTTGACGATGGCGACGTCGAAACACAACGCGATTTTCATTACAGCGAAAACCGCGAGCGTGGAGCGCGAACCGCCGAGCAAACGCGAGTTGAGGCACAATTGGCCGAGATGACCGCGCGAGCCGACCGCCGAGCCGGCACGAACGCAACCGCCGACCAAATCGAAGCCGCCCGCCGCGACGAACGGCAACGCGTTTCCCGCATCCGCGAATTGGGATCCGGGCAACCCGACGAATTGGTAACGCGAGCGATCAACGACGGGTTGAGCCCCGAGCAATTTGGGTTGGCCGTGTTGGAGCGAATGCGAGGCGAATCAGCCGGGCATCGTACCAGCCAATCCGGTGACGGCGTGAACCGAGCCCCAGCCGCCCACGTCGCACGTTCGGCAACCGTAGAAAGTCTCCAAGCCGCAATCCTACTGCGCGCCGGGATCCGACTCGACAACCCAGCGTTTGCGAGCGAACAAGCCCGCGTTATCCTCGAACGAAACCACATCGGTTGGTTGCATCAATTCAACCGCGACATTGCCGAGCGAGGAAACACCGATGCCGAGCAAATCGCCGACGTTGGCCGCCGATATAGCAGCGATTCCGCCGCGCGAACGTGCGAACGAATGTTGGATATGACGACCAAAGACGGCGCACCCAACGACGTCGAGGAAATCGTTTCCCGTTCGTTTAGTTCCCCCTACATGCCACGCGTGTTTGGGGCAATCGTCAGCGTTGGATTGGTTCAGGGCTACATGGAATACCCCGACTCCACCGTGGGTTGGACCAGCGAAGCCGATTGGGCCGATTTCCGAAACAACCAGCCGATCGGAATTGACGCCACCCAAGGTTTGCGACGCCACACCCGAGGCACCGAAGCCAAGGACGTGGATTTTGCAGACTACGGCGAAGCCTACGCGGTTCAGCGGTACACCGGCCGATTCGTTCTCGATGAGCAAGACATTATCGACGACACGGTGGGAGCCAATCAAACCATGCCAACGCAAATGGGAGCCATGGCCGCCCGATTGCGTCCCGACTTGGTTTACGCGTTGCTCCAAGCCAACGGAAACCTTGCCGATGGCGTCGCGTTGTTCCATAGCAGCCGCGGCAACGTTGTTACCACCAACGCATTGTCACTCGACAATCTCGGCAAGGCCGAAGCCGCGATGGCATCCCAAACCGTCAAATCGAAATCAGGCGTTGCACGCCCCCTCAATTTGATGGCCGGTTGGTTGGTGGTTCCGCGAGCGTTGCGACCGTTGGGCAAACAAATCGTTTCGTCCGCGAGCGTCGTTCATGGCAACACCACGCAAACTGGGAACATCAACCCATTTGCCGGCGACTACCAATTGCGCAGCGATGCACGGTTGGACCTCGGCGTGGTAAACCCGTTGACCGAGGTAAAAACCACCGGATCCGCCACCACGTGGTATTTGGCCGAACAATCCGGCCAACAAGCGATCCAAATCGGTTACCGCCGCGGAACCGGGCGAGCCCCACAAATCCGCGTTCGGCCATTGATGCAACCCGGCCAATTCGGCCTTGGGTGGGACATTGCCCACGACGTCGGGGTGGGCGTTATTAAGGCCGCCGCGTTGGTACGTTGCACCGCCTAATTGAACCGTTGTTTGCCGGGGGTAGCCGCCGTCTAGGTGGTTGCCCCCGGCAGTCCAACACCAACCCATAAAGAACATTCAACCCTAAGAGGGAAACACGATGAACGAAGTAGTACGCGATTTGGGCGGTTATGCGGGCCGCGAGGAATTCACTTGCACCGGGGCTACCAAAACCGGCGATATTTTTTTAACCGGTTCGGGAAAGGCCGCCATCGTTTGCGACACCGCCGACAGCGTGAGCGGTGACCGCGTGGCGGTTGCAACCGACGCGTTGGTTTTGGTGGATTCGGCGAGCGCGACCACGTTCGCAGCGGCCGCCGCCGTCAGCTACGACCCAACCAACAAATTGGCGGTTGCCAGCGGTACCGGCGGTTCCATCGCGATCGGCAAGGCCGAGAAAGCGAAAGTGGCCACCGAAACATCGGTATTGGTTCGACTCAACGGTTAACCGATCCGCGTTTCGACGAACATCAAACCACGTTAGTGGGAGGGAACGAAATGGCGGCGGGCAACCGTCGCCATTTTTGTTTGGACACCAACAACACAACACCCAAAAAACAACAACGGACCCATGCAATACCGAATCCAAAGCAAAGGCCAATTGCTTGTTGATGGCCAAATGATTGATGCCGGCGCAATTGTTGGCACACTTGAAACTTCGTTGGAGTTGTCCAACGTGATTTCCGCCCTATGGTGCGGCGACATGCGAGCCATCGCCATCGAACCCATGGAAGCAAGGCCCGCCGACGTGCGCAACGTTCGCCGCGAGCGAGACGCAACATCGGCTACGACCATCGAGCCGCCAGCCGCCGACGATCCCGACACCCTCAACGCGATCGATAACGCCAACGACACCGCCGACGTCGCCGCCGCCGCGGCACCGTCAGCCGTGACGACCGAAATCGAAGTAGTCGATGCCACCGCCAATCCGTTCGAGGGCCTCGCCCCGCGGATCGCCGATGCCCTATTGGCCGCCGGTTTCCAATCCCGCGAATCGGTGGCCGAGGTTGCCACCGACGGCGCGGACGCATTTTTGGACATTGACGGCATCGGCAAATCCGCCGCCAAGAAAATCATTGAGTGGTTGCACCTATGAGCCAATTCGCCATCAACACCGCCGCCGCCGCCGCCGCCCATCGCGAATACTTTGGGAACGCGACCGGCGTATCGTGGCGAGCCAATGCCAATTGCAGTTGGGCCACGTTGCCAGGTGCCGTCGTTCATGGCGAGCAAATTCGATGGGTTCGCAAGGGGAGCCCCCAGGTATCCGCCCGCGTCGTTCAACGCGTTGTTTACATCGACACCACCGCCGCGGCGGTGGCCCTCAACGCCCATCTACGTGTCGATGATTGCGCCCACGTTTATACCGTGGTCGAATCACTCGTGCGCGGTGGCCGGATTGCGTTGACGTTGCAACGCGCCGAGGTTTCCGAAATCACCCGCCCCAATTATCGCCACGTAACCAGGTAACCCTATGGGCGTTTTAAAGGATCCAATCGACGCGTTGGCCGCCATGTTTCGGGATAGCCGCCCGTTCGCCGCGTGGTGCGGATTGCCAGCGTGGAACGCCACCGAAACCGCCGCCCGCGTTTACGTCGATGGCGTTGGCCCAGGTGGCCGCGAAATGCAGACGATGACCCGCGAGCAACTCGACGCGTTGCGGCCCTACGTCGTTTTGTACCCCGACGACCGCGGTTACAAATTCACCCGCGATTCCGCCCCCAATTGTTGGAGCGGCAACGGTTCGATTATCGCGGTTTTAACCCGAGCCTACGACGGTGACCAATCCATCGAAGAGTATTGGCGACAAGCCGCCACCGCGATCGAAAAAATCATTTCCAACGACACCGTTGGCGAACCCGGTTTGCTCGAAATGGCCGGGACCGCGGGCTATTTAGCGTTCTCCAACGTTTACGTGTCCTTTGCAGGTAGGACACCCCCGGAAAACGTTTTAGAGTACGGGGACGCCTACGACGTGTTGTTTTTGATTGAATACTAACCGGGGAATCCAATGAGTTGTAACGAAATCGGACAACCCCCCGCGCAGCGAATCGCCACCGTTTCCAAGGGGGACGACTACGCCCTATTGTTGGCCTTCAAAATCGACAACGTCGCCGTGAATCTAACCGGTTGGACGTTCGAGGGACGCCTAAAGAAAACCGGGCAAACCGACGTTGTGACCACCAACACCATCGACGCCGTAAACGGTACCGTAACCCTCAAACTATCCGACACGCAAACGGCCGCCATGGTGGGCGGCACCAACCGCGACGACCTAGCCGCGCGGTGGACGTTCAACGTTACCGGCACCGATCCCAACGGGAACACCCGCCGCTATTTGTCAGCCAATTTCTATTTGATCGCGTGACGGGTGAACCATGGCCGACAACGTAACCATTGAGCTATCACCACCCCCGGAAATCCAAATTGATTTGGTGGCCGCGTATGGCGTCCCCAACGGCGGTGGCGGCGGCGGCACGGTAACCGTGGACGTTGGAACAACCACCACCGGAGCCGCGGGGACCAACGCGAGCGTTACCAACACCGGAACCAGCCAGGCCGTCGTTTTGGCGTTCACCATCCCGCGCGGTGACACCGGAGCGACCGGGGCCACGGGCCCCACAGGTCCGACCGGTCCCCAGGGACCGACGGGCCCAACCGGGGCGACCGGCGCAACTGGCCCACAGGGGCCGACGGGTGCCACGGGTGCCGCCGGATCCGCGGCGACCATCGCCGTTGGGACCGTTTCGACCGGAGCCGCCGGGAGTAGTGCGACGGTTACCAATGCCGGTACATCGTCCGCCGCCGTATTCAATTT